TGACTGGTTTTGCCAAAAACTAGGCCTCCTTCCTGAAATCCCTTTAGTTTTTATCCCCTTTTTGTCTGAGCGGTCCCGACTTGGAAAAAGTTCCCTTCACCGGTTCCCAGACGCTCTGAAAAAATTTTTTTCGATGGGGGGGATAATCGAAAAAATCAAAAATTGAAAAATTGAAAAATTCGATTTTTACAAAATTTCATTTTTTCGATTTTTGTAAAAATTCAAAAATTCCCTTTTTCGTTTCTTTTGCCAAAAAATTCCTTGACCAATAACTTTATCATTGGTTCTGTCATGAAAAGTATTGTGTCGTTTGTTAGTGAGAGGTAAACAATTCCATTCTTGGAATTCTAGTTCAGGATATTCGGATGCTGGAAAAATATGATGAACCATTTCAGCCGGTTCTGATATTCCATATCTCAAACTCTCTTGACATAGATAATTATATTTCCTTAAAATCTTATCTCTGAACTTCTCCCACTTCTTTGTCTTCAAAGAAGTTCTGACAATTTTGTTATACATTTAATCCTCCTCACACAAAAAGGACAGACCAAACTGATTGGCTGTCCCTCTCATACTTGAAAGCTATGCTATCATAATATTTTATTTTAAGTGAGAAAACAAGAGCTTATTTTCTCATCTTTTTTTAGAATAGTGTTTCTTCCCATCGCACAAGGATTCCTGAAACGGTTGAGCTGAATGTTTCATCTTTACAAATTGAATATCCTACAATCTCATATTTCAAACCCGGATTATTCTTGATGTCCATGTTCAATTCATTTACTGCACTTTTTATTAACGGAATATCTATATATTCCTTTATCGTCATACTGTTGTTCATTTCTCTTCCTCAACTTCCTCAACTTCTATTCCTGGGCAATTAAAGACCCAGCTAAATCCAGCTTGTTCCAATTGCTTCTTTGTAAGTTTTGAATAAGTTTTACTGCTGTAAAAATAAATTGCATCTTCATCAGGATCTCTCATGATGTATCGACCAGATGCTTTTATTTTCACTTTGTAGCGTTTTTCTTTTTTTAACAATTCAGGGCTTTCCCAACGATTCCCAATTTTTGAGTAGTATTCGAGAACGTCTCTTGTTATGTCTATTCTGGTATTTATTGTAATACCTTCACCAAACCATCTGCAATTGTCATAATCATATCTTACAAGAAATATATATCCTTGCGCATTGTTTCTCAGAACATCTGCTTCAAATATCTCATTACCGTTTGCGTCTTCAAGTCCTGTTGATTGCATGAATTCCACATCATCGAATGAAATACCTTTTGGAGTGAAATCAACATCTTTTATACATTGTTTATTTTTGTCCCATGCTTTGAATTTTGGAATCATTTTCCCCCTCACTTTCACATATCTTATATTTTGTTAAGCTCGCCTTATTTCTGAAATCCTTTTAGGATATGGGTTTCATTCGTTCCTCTTTTTCTAGCTTATGCCTAACTCATTATGTTAATGTCAAAATTATAAAATTAAATAACAAAGTTTCTCAAGGCATCATCTAATTCAGCTTGCTCAATTCCAATATATCTCAGTGTTATAGCTGGAGATGAATGGTTGAACATCTTCTGTAGTGTGCCTACGTCCTTTGTTTTGTTGTAGTATTTATATCCAAATGTTTTGCGCATCGTGTGCGTTCCCACGTTGTCAATGCCTAATTCTTCAGCGGCCTCATGAATGATCTGATAGGCTCGTTCACGAGTGATGGCCTTGTTTCCTCCTTGCCTGCTCTTGAATAAGAAATGATGGAATGGCTTCCCTTCAACATATTTCCTCATTTCTCGTTTCAGCTCTTTTGTCATTCTACGGGAAATCTGCTTGCCAGTTTTTCTCTCTCGCAGCTTGATATGCCATCCCTGAACATCTTTGACTTTGAGTGTGAGGATGTCACCAACACGCAAGCCTGTATTGAGACCAGTGATGAAAAGCATGTAATACATTTCATTCCATTCTCTCAGGTAGTCCTTCATGGCTTGGATGTCATCCGTGTCCTTTATAGGTGAGACCTCTTCCATACGCTTCCCCCTTTCTATATTAAAATTGATTTTCATAAGGAATTGGGAGTGCAGGAATCGAACCTACTCCTACTGTTTTCTGCCAGTACGCTCTACCGTTTGAGCTAACTCCCTAACCACTATTAGGAGACCCTCTCATCCATGATGTGATTATCATGAACAAGATTATAGTATTTTATTTTGCGTGAGAATACAATATCTTATATTCTCAATTTATAGTACACCTTTCATTCTGGCATACGTTTCCAAGATGCCAGCACGCTTGCGGTAAATTGTAGCGTTGCTGACAAATTGCTTTTCTGCGATTTCTTCCCAATCAAGATTTGCTTGCCCCCATCTTAGGTAGAAGATGTCAAGCTGTTCTCCTGTCAGTTGCTTCTTGAAAGATTCAACAGTCTCTTTGAACAGCTCAAGATTCTTCAGGGTCACATCAGTAGCGAATTTCATCACTGTGTTTTCTGTGGGCTTACTGATGCCAGACTTACCACCCCCAACAAGGTCATCACCGTTCTTTGCCATCAATTCTGCTTTGCGTGTCCAGATTGCCCGGTCAATTCCACGAAAATTGAATAATTCTTGATCAAGGTTAAACAATTCTCTGTTGTTTAATTTTTTCATTCATTAACCTCTCTTTGATAGATTTCAACTATCCCTTTCCCTTTTAATTTCTCACAGTGAGCAAGTGCTTCATGTCTTGTTACAAATTCAGCTTCAGTGTATTCAGCTAAATGCTTAGGATCAATCCAACTCGCATGACCGTGATACTTTCTCACAACATACATCTTCATTTCTTTCTCCTGTTTTTAAAAGCTATCACGCTAGACCAGATCAGGCCAGAGAGCCAGACTGCTGCAAATAATAAATAGATAAAGTTTTGTAGGTCCATCTTACTACCACAAGACACCTTTCAATCTGTTAAATTCTTCCTTTGTGGTATCTGATTTAAGAGTTATCTCAAAATTTCTAAAGCCAATTTCACCAGTTGACAACTTGCTTGCGTTAACATTCTCAGAGTTAATGTTTCTAGCATCTGAAATACATTCTTCAATAATGTTTCCTATTCCAATGAATGTCTTACCGCCATCTGTACTGAATTTCAGTCCTATCGGACGGCTGTTATACATTTTACGGTACTTTCTAATCAGTCGTTTTCTCGCTTTATTTAATGACATGTCTTGTCTCCTTTGTAATTCTATTTCTTTCTGCTCTCAATTTTAAACTAGTGTTAATGCCAAAATATACCAGTGTTATTTCTTCTTCCCACTGACTCTTAGTATATGGGTATCTGTTTGGTCTCATTCCGCTACCTCCTCAACCTCAAACAGTGGGCTATTAAACACTTCCCCAAAACCAGCTTCTTCCAGCTCTTTGCGTGTGTGTTTGGTCAAAATATGAGCGTGTTCTGTTTTGTCAGCAACTATCCAGTTCTTAGCGTTGCCTACACAATTCAAATAGCACTCACTGCTCTTGATTCCTTTCAGCTTCACCAGATACCGCTTCTCTTTCTCGACCTCGTAGCCGAATTGGTGCATATTGACTAACGTTTGAAAAGGCTTGGTTTCACCGTCAATGATCCATTCTTCAAATTCGTTTAGATCTCCTTCATCGTATACACTTGGTATATGATCTATGCATCGAAATAGAGCGATTTCAAAATCATCTTTATACTCTTCGTACCAATCTGCCACAAACTGTGGCACTGCGACTTTCTGCGGTTCGTCTAGTTCAGAAGCAAGTTCTATTACTGCGTCTATTTCGATATATTCACATTTATTACCAAAAATATTTTTCAAGGATTTTATCCGTTCAATAAATTCTTGCTTATTCATTCTTCTACCTCCTCAACTTCGATAATTTATTCGGCATGGTTAACCACATAATTATAATTTTTGTCTAGCATTCCAATCTTATGAGCCTTTTCTAAGACAGGTTGGAAAAGTTCCTTTTCTAGCGTTTCCCTATATCTTACCGCTTCTTCTTTTGTATCAAATCTTTTTTTATACTTCTTACCTTTAAAGCACATGTACGCTATCCATTTTCCACGTTTAGTCTCAAAACTAACTCCTTTACGCATGCTTTTGCCAGTTCCTTTTTTTATCAAAGTTAAAATGCTTGTACCTCGTTCAACACTTAGTGACTTGTTCGTACACTCTAACATTTTATCTATCGTTTTCAAACATCCACAACTCTTAGTTTGTCCGGATTGCAAATTGCCTGAACTAACAATAGTCATATTTCCACATTCACATTTACATAAAAAATTCGCATGTCCGTTGTTAAAATTTTTTACATTGATTACGGTTAGTTTTCCGAAAACCTGCCCTGTCAAATCTCTATATGTCCGAGAATTAATCCCCCGAAACTTTTTAGATCTAACACAACCACAACTTGTGGTTGCTCCACTCCTCAAATATTTTCCAATTTTAACAACTTCTTTTCCGCATTTGCATCGACATAAATATCTTTTTCTTCCGTTTGCAGAATCTGCACGTTTAATTACAGTTAACCATCCAAATTGGTTCCCGATCATTTTTTTATCTAAATCCATCATATCTCATCCTTTAATTCTAGAATGGTAATTTGTCATCTGTGATGTCCATTGGGCTTGTGTAGCTTGGTGGCATCTGTTCCGTCATGCTGTTTTGATTTGCGGTATTGTCACGTTTTTTAAGAACTTGGAAATTTTCTGCGACAACTTCGGTCACATATACACGCTGTCCTTGCTGGTTCTCATAATTTCTTGTTTGAATTCGTCCTGTGATTCCAACCAACATCCCTTTTCTCGTCCAATTGCAGAAGCGTTCTGCTTGTTCTCTCCACATCACACAGTTGATAAAATCTGCATCATACTCATCATTTGCATTCTTGAAATTGCGATTGCATGCAATATTGAATTGAGCAGTTGCGATATTGCTAGGTGTGTAGCGTAGTTCTGCATCTCTGGTCAACCGACCAATAAGAGTCACATTGTTAATCATTATTATCCTCCGACATTATTCATTTCAGCAGCTTCCTTGAGCGCTTCTGCTTTCTTGCGTTCCTGCATTTGATATTCTTGATTTAATTTATTCAAGATTGTATCTTGTGCAGTATTCTGTTCAGCTAATCTCTGGATGCTCAATTCATGTTCCTGAATCGTCCATTCCATATCTTTGATCTT